TCACCTAATCTTTGAACTCTTTCGTATGCAGAATTTTTTCCTCTCTCCACAAAAACATTAGTTTGAATTTGTGGTTGGTCAACAACATTAATTAAAACCTCTTCTTTAGTAATAGGTCTTTGACTTAAGTTATTTTCAGTAAATCCTGATGATTGTCCAAAAAATATTGTTGTTCCGTCAATATAATCATAGTAATCAACTAAATTAATTGTATAGGCAGTATAGGTTGTTGCTGTGTTTGTTATCGCGCCCCATATCTGACCATTCTTAATTACAGGAACACCAACTTGATATTTTGGTGTACCATATAACGCAAGTTCAGTAATTCTTGATTTAGTTAACCCTGATACTGTAAATGGTACCGTTGTGAAATTGTTTGAAGTTTGGGCCGACACCTCATTAACCGCATCCCCCGAAAATATGTAGTTATAACTAATAGGAGTTTCTAACCAATTACCACCTGCAGGAATAAAAAATGCCTCTCCATTTGGATTGTTAATCACAACATCACTATATGGTGTCGTAATAACTTTAGAAACTCTTGTAATTCCCCATGGATTTGTTTGTTCTAATGTTATAGTATATTTTTTATTTGCAGTTGGGTAAGTATGGTTTAATGAGTTTGGTGCATATGTTGTAATGGTTTGTTTTGGTGAACCATCCCCCCAATCTACTTTATAGGCAGATAAATCAAGAAATTTTTGAAATTCACTTGATGTATTATAAATGTTATATACATAAGGATTTGAAGTTGTTGATGAAAATATAAAATTAGCAACAACATCTTTCTGTAAAACCGCCCCATCAAAAGGACTAAAGTATCCTACATCAACTGCGGTTTGTCTAATTAAAATTGGTATGGTTAGTCCTGACAATAGTGAACTACCATTAGGACCTGCGGTCAGCACTTGGGTCATACCAGAGTAAACCCCTGTCGTTTCACCAGTATATGATGGTCCAACATTTTGACCCTTCATATTAACAGTAAACAAATCACCCTTAATTGTTTCGGGGGAAATTATTATATTATAAAAATCTTCCATTATTGTGGGTTAACATATTCATACCATTTTATGGGTACTATCGCCCCCGCTCTTTGGTCAAATGAATCATAAATATGTTGATTTTGATTCATATTAAAAACTTGATAATTGTGTTTTTCATAATCCAATTGAACTCTATAATAAAAGAATTGTGTTGAATCAAAACTATATTTGTTACCTGAAATAGATGACTGTGGCATATTCATCATCTTAGTAAAACGACCAGTCTTTGCGTCATAAAATTTGGCGGTCATAAAAAAAGTACTAATGTCTAAAAAATTTCTTTTCTTTAACCAATAAAGAAAAAATCCTTCTTTATCCCCAACATAATCTAAAATAAAATATGATTTCTTAATAGTCACAGGTGTTGTCTGCATGATTGCATCCATTTTTAAACCTTGTTGTGTTGGAATAATAATTGTTATATAGTTTTTCTGTCTTTTTTCATCAACATTATCATACAAATCCAATTTAAAGAACGAATTTGTAAAATTGTTTGTGTAATAATAAATCTCTTGTGTGGTAAAACCTTCCATCTGATAGTTAGATTTCCAATTTGCAACATCATTTAAAGAACCTCCTGAATAAAAATTAAATTCATATTGAATGTCGGTCGCTTGAGTTGCCCCTGTTTGAGGTGCATGTGAAAACCTAGTAACTTCAAAGTCCCTACCAACACCAATTACTTGAGTAATCATTTCACTCTCATACTCGTCAATACTTTGGTCTAACCCTAAGTAATCCCAAGTAAATTGGACAGGGATTGTAAGTTGTTTGTCTACAAATCCGTCTTTTCTTATAGTTAGTTTATTCACACTCATCAATCAATGGTTTAACAGGGTAATCCACTCCAAGTAAATCAGAGTTATAGTTTAGTCCTTCAGGTATTAATCTAAAAATAACTTCCTTGAAAGGATATTGGGCACTGTTTAAAAATGGATAATCAACCCCTCTACCAAGATTATCTTTAAACCCATATGAATATATATCTCTCCATCTAAATTGTTGGTCAGATGTTGAATAAAATGAATAACTTGGAACTTGGTCAACAAATCCGACATCACCCGTTTCAATATAATCAGAGAATACTCTAATTGTCATTGAGTGATGCGGTTCATAATAAAAACCAGGTGTGTTAGTTGAATAAACGTCAGTTGTTTGGAAGATATCTTGATTATAATTCAACTTTTGAAAATACGGTGAGATTACTCTTTCCACCTGTTCATAGTCATTCCACTCACAAAAATCCCCGTCAATTAAATCTCCAGATTTTAAATCTTGGTTATAGTAGAAAGTTTTAGTATTACCACTAACATCAGTTAAAGTGTAATTGTATGTCGGTATACTAGTATCTGATAACGGATTTGTTAAATCCCACCAAAAATTTGAAAGTTTGGTTAGATTAAACCCCCAACCTTGTTTTAAACCTATACCATTATTTGGTTGATTAAAATATCCCGTAAAACCTCTATTGATTACCGTTAAAAATAATTCACTTACAGGTCGTTTTTGATTATCTAAAATATTATTTAAATCTAAATCATAATTAACTGTAACGTTATAAGAGTTACTACTTGTTTTTTGCGAAACTCTTGAGATATAGTTTGGGGTTATTGAACTGTATTCAAATTTTCTTTCTTCATTAAATACATTTTTTTCAAAACCGTTTTTAACCATGATACAATCATCAACATTAGTAAGAATTTTATGTTCTCTAATATAATATTTTGATGTTGTCTCTAATAAATTGTCAGGATTAATAACTCTTTTAAATGTACCAGTAACATTATTGGCAAACGTAGTTCCTGTGTACCCAACATTATATAAATTAAAAATATATTTTTCACTATCAAATAATCCGTTACCCAGTGAATAAACTTGGAATAAATTGTTTCCGTTATATTTGAAAGATAGTTCAACATACTCGCCAACAGTTAACCCATGTGGTGCAATACATTGGAATCCAATAACATTATTACCATTTTCTGTTGAATTTTTAATTGAGAACGCAATACCAGTTGAAGCCGTCCACACATAACTTGTATTATTTAAAACATATGATAATTGTTTTGTATAATTGTTTTCAGAGGCGTAACTAACGTAGTAAGTCCAATTGTAGGTATAAGCACTCTTAGCTCTATATTCAACATGTTGGTCATCAATATATGGTCTATAAAAATCAAACTCATAGTATTGAGGGAATCCTTTCCAAATATTACTAACACTTGACTGTTCAGGATTCACATAAAATAAATTGTTTTTAAATGGAACATATTGAGTTGTACCTGAATAGGTATTACCATATAAATAATTAATTTTAAATGTTGGTCTAAAAACAGTACTAGCTTGTCTTTCGTCATCAAATACTTGAGCCAAACTAATACTTTGACTTCTATCATATTCAACCATTTGTTGACTTTGTTGTTCTAAAGAGATATTAATTTCTTGGTCAACAGCAGGTGCCGATTTATACTCCTGACTACTTGGTATTATTGTAAACTTATTCATCTACTGAGTATTTTGTTTTAAATTTATCTAAAGCAGTTTCCCCTTTAATTAATCCAAAATAGAAATGATTAGGAGCACTAACTAAAAACTTTTCAGGATAAGTACCAGCATAATATGAATATCTCATCACAGGTGGATTACCTGATGGTGTAACACCAAATCCAATACTGGTATAGAATACCGTAGTTCCAACATTATTACCTGTGCGTAATACATGTTCACAATCATAATACGAATAGTTACCATTTGTAGTACCCTCATAACAAGGACCTACGTTGTATATATAACCTCTTTCATATATGTCACTTACTTGAGTATTTGAACCAATGAAATAAGTTGGACTATTAATGTTTCTCCTATCTAAAGATTGATAGTAGTATCCGAAAATACCTGTATTATTAATATCCGCCGACTGATTTGTCTTCCAATTATTATCTTGTGAACCAAAAATACTTTGGATTCCAGGTTGTTTTAATTGCCATTGGTAGAATGGAACATATTGTGATTTAATACCATAAGGGTATGTTATCGCATTTGCATTGTTGGATGGTCTAAAATCAATAACACCAGGACTTAAATAATCTTTATTCTGTAAATCAACTGTTGTTGAAGAGAAGAAAATACCCATAGTAGGATTATCTAATCCACCTAAAATAACCACAGGGTCATCTGAAGTACCGTACACACTATAAAACTCAGGTGAAAATGGTATTACCCCATACTCAGAATTTATTGACATACTTTGAGCTAAATCGCCATCAATTCTTAATTTTGGTCTACTAAATAATTGATTTAAACTATTATTAAGTCCTGATATAATCTTTTTTAAAAATCCTTCATCCGTGATTCTTGAAATAACAAATAAATTAACCAAATCAGATGTATCTGAATAACTTGTCGGTGCCAAGCTTTTCATAATATACCCCTTAGCAGATGGGTCAAAAATTATTTCTTGATAGAAATCATCTTTAATACCTAAATTAACAATTGTTGTTGGGAACAATAGGTTTCTACTGTTTACAGGGTCTTCCAATCCTGAAACAGGTCTTCCAATAAACCTCTGAGACGTTGAACCCGAATAATAAGGTGAGCTTCTATAATAGAAATTATTTGTTTTTTCATCAAAATATATTAACTCTTTCGCAAACTCTGGAGGTAATGGTTTATTTTGGGAATCAAAATAAGTATCAACTTGTATTGGGAATGTATATAATGAACCATTAACCCAATTGTTTGTAAATGATTGTGATAGTACTCCTCTACATAAACCATAATAAAATCTAAATCTATATCCCCATTCAGCGAATGTATTCAAATCTTGTTTTAAATCAGTTAGTGGTCTATTCATCATAACATAACAACCATTTTCAACAGTATCTTCAGATTGACAACCTGATGAAACTCCAAAATTAGTACCATTACCACTATAACAAGTTAAACCAACCATGTTTTCACAAGTGTTCATCGTTCTTAACACATTTTGAGCCGCTAATTGTCCCTCAATATTTGGTGTTACCTGTGAACCACCAGTACTATTTCCTGGTGATGTAGCACTAAAACCATTTTCAGTGATTAAATACATCGCAAACCCTAAATTTTGTTGTAATAAACTAACACTACCATTAAGGTCTCCACCATTATCAATATAATCTGATGAAGGTAATCTATCGGTTCTCATAACATTCTTAGTTGGATTGGTAATGTTCAACGCACTTGTGCCTGTTAGTGTTGGATACAATATAGGACTAAAATAAAGACCGTTTGGTGGACCTTCAACATAATAATAATCACATATATTACAATTAAAAGAAAAGAACGATTTTTTACACTTATGGTACCAGTTTAATACATCATAGTCAAGTATTGCCGCACCTGATAAATCTTCAGATAAATCATATGAACTATCGGAAATTGCTGGATTATAAAAACCAATGGTTGGTCCTGGCATGTGAGAATAATTAGTATTATAAAGATTATTATTTTTACTTACAACTCCATATGAAGAACCAATTGGTATTGTATTAACATAATTGTTAGAATAAAATGTACCGTAATTTTTAGTTGTAACTTTTCTGTATGGCGTTTTTGCATCTAAAGCCCCATAATATCCAACATTACTTGTGGTATATGATGAAAATTGCAACCCTGGTGTTGCTGAACCTGCAAAGCCTGGAGTGTACACATATGATGGATGATATATATTATCTTGATTGTCATGTTGCTGTACTGACGTATATGAACCTGTAGGTAATTTTTGAATAGGAATATTCATCCTAGTTGATGCAGTGAAAACAACATCATTTTCATTTGCATGTCCTAATATTTTACCAATACCATATTTGTTAGTTAACTTCTGAGAATATGGGTCAACACCTCTTTGTAAAATTAATATTTTTTGGTCGCTAAAATCCGCGTAAGTGGATGTTTGTAACTGATTAGTATAATTATATTTCCACCCAAATTTATCTCCGTCACATGTTGCCTCATAAAAAACACTGATTTGATTTAACGAATTTAAAGTTGACCATATACTAGTACCAGAACCTAAATTTGGTATTGAATATTGTGTGACTCCAGCAACCACTGTTTTTGTTATTGTAATTGCCGTTAATACTTGAAAATATTCAATGTCTGATGGGTATGCATATCTTTGACAAGTATCTCCACTACCTGTTATATCATATGATGCGGTACCCGCTAACGTTGAAATATTAATACAATCATTATTAACAATTGAAAATGGTCCTAAAGTTGTCGCAGTTAGAGTCACTTTAACAGTACTACAAGTATTATAAGTTACAGTACCAGAATTTGTAATGTTTAATGTAATACTATCAACACATGTTGTTTCTCCAGTTGGAATTAAATATGTTGTTACTAAATTAGTATTTTGACTTGGGTTATTTGGGTCAGCATAATTAACACTAGCAGTAAATGCGCTAACTTTTATTTTACCGTTAATACTATTTTGTATTGTTCCTCCACCTGTTTGACCACTCCATCTATAATTTTTATCAGTAGTATTAGTGGGACTAACAAAACTAAGTAAGGTACCAGGTTCAAAATCAAAACCAGTTAACATTGTCAATGTATTATCAAAGTGATGTGCAGTGTTTTGATTTGATGCAAAGGTTACTTTTATTCTATTTACACCATCAAAATATTTTTTTCTGGTATTATAAACATTAATTCTTTCTCCTGGTGGTAAAGTATTTGAAAATGCAAATTGTTTATCGTTACTGGGGTAAGTACCTATTTGTGATACAGGTACTTTAAATTTTCTAGGATTACTAGCGTTAGCCGAATAACCAGCAAGTGCTTGTGATTTAATTAGAACACTAACTTGATTAATAGTATCATAATCAGGGTCAGTTGTTGGTGTTGAAGTTGTATCTTCTTCGTAAGTTAATAAGTTATCATAATATAATCCAGAATTTGACAATTGGGAAAGAGCTCCTGCAGATGGTACTATGTCATCAGGACCATTACCACCAGGTCCTGTAGTTTCCGAAGTACACTCACACGCTTGACAATCGGGATATGTTAACATTGGTAATTTAACTCTACCAAATCTATATTTCACCAATTCAGTAAAGTTTGTTAACATATAAATCGCCGCAGCTAACCATAAAGCTCCTTTAACCGCAAATGAGAAGATTAACCCTAATGCTGGCCATGAAGTTGCCGCAGCAATAAAATTTTGGGCGGATTCTCTAAACGCCAAATAAATAAGATATATTAATATTGGTACTGCAAAATTATTCCATAACCAAGCTAAAAATTCAAAAACAATTAAAAGAGGTACTCCAATAATTTGTATTACTGTAAAAATAATTGAGAATATGAAATATAGTAAATCAAAATTTCGGAACCCTTCATTAACAGGGAATTTGTTTACAGTACTTTCACAATCTTGACTATCAATTTCTTTAATCCCAATGAATCTACCTCTACCACCATTTTTAAATTCATCAATTAATCCTGATACAGTATAAACTCTATTATACTCAAATTGATAAAATGTATCATCACAATTTATAGCTGCTTGAGTATTTGTATATCCAGTCCAATCAAGTCCAAAATAATAAGAGCCAGCAAGTTTTATCCCATTTGGTGATGACGTTGAGTCGTAATTTGGGTCAGACAATGTATTAGACCAACCATATTCTCTAACATTTGGTACCAAATAATAGGCTCTTCTTGTTTGTTCTGTAATACTTGGAGGTTGAGCCCATTTAATTTTAAATCTATATTTGGCTTTAGTTGGTATACCAACTGTTGGGTCATTTGATAATACTTTTTCACCAAATTCATTGGTGATATAATAATCCAAATTCATTGGTAGTTCAGTTAACCAAACACCATTACCGTCAATAATATTACCCGACTGTTCTAATTGGTATTGTTCTAATACTGGCTTACCTGTAGTGTCTTGATAAATTGTTTGTCTGATTGCAAGTATTTGACCAGGTCCTGTAGATAAATTACATAGATTACCCATGTCATCAGGTGGTCTAGCATTTCGTCTAACTCTAAAACTATCTGGTGTTGAGTATATTGAACCCATAAAAACAGATGTAGGTTGTATATCAATATTTGCCTCATCTCTCAAATCAAAATCAAGTCTGTTAATAGCAATATCACAAACTTGTTGTTCTCCCCAAAGTGGAGATATCTCCAAATTTTTAACTAAGTTAACTAACTGAGGTAGGGAATTTAAATTGTTTGAAGTTCTAAAACGATTACCCGCAACTTGTCCTTCAGTTGCAAGACCCATCCTAATTAAATCTTGTGGTGTTAGTGAAAACTCACCAATGTCTGATAAGTCAACATCCATAACTACGGTTTGATACCCTAATGGTACACCTAAAATCATATAGTCACCACTGTCATTTGTTTTTGCGGTTAACCTATAATATTTGTCATATATTTCAATTGCGGTATTACCTGTTAAAGCATCTAATCTTGTTGGTAATGTACCTGTGGCTGCGTGGGTTGAATAAGATTGTTCGTAAGGTAATAAATTATATCTATACCCATCTTCATTCTTATCTGTCGGAGATTTGTATGGATATATACTTGAAATTAAAGGGTTAGATTCATCAACCGATTCTATTGGTATGAATATAGATACTCTTGCATTTGGTAATCCAAATCCATTGTTTGCAGTAACTCTTCCTACTAGTACACCGTAGTCCGCACAACTTCTTGTGTACACATCTGATTGTTGAAGTTTTAAAGATAAAATCTCTAATTCTTCAAATTCTTGGTCTAGTTGTACATTTATTGTTTTGTTGACCCCTAATTCAGTTCTAATTCTATACGATTGACCCATTAATCTCTTTAGTTAATAAATAGTTTATGTATAACTTTTACAGTTAATCCACACCATTAAATAATAAACCAAAGAAAAAATAAATAAACTTGTTACGAAAAAGTAACTGATTGGAAATTTTTTACCGACACTCTAATGTCTTTACCTGGGTATCTGATTTGGTAAACTTGAGATGGTTGAGCAAAGATGGTATCATCAACAGGCCCTATTAATTTTGTCTCCTCATTTGTATAAACCATAGAAGTTTCTGCCGAAGAGTATTGACCTCCAACTTCATTAAACACATCTAATCCTGCAACTGTTAATACCCCATTAGTATTCTGAACAATACTTCTAAGTTCAGAAAGGTATACATTTTGACCCAACTCTCTCGTTTGTGGGTTAAAGTAAGCAGAAATCTTATCAACAACACTTGATATAACTTGTCCTGAGTTTTGAGCAGAATCTAACACAATTGAAATATCTACACTTAAGTCAATAACCTCAGCACTGAATATTGAAATATAGTCATTCATCATTCTATAGTTTGATAAATAATTTGCAATATTTTGTCTTAATGTGTTTGAAACAATGTTTGTTAATTTACCTGAAGTATCATAAGATAATATTTGAATTAAAATCTTATTGTCATTTTCAGTGATTGATACCTTTGCAGGTGCCCCGAATTGAGCTGGCATGTTTCTAATAATTGATTCGTAATCTTGTACTGTTACCGCTCTTTTTTGTGCTGCAAAGTTAAATGATACATAATTCCTAATTTCTTCTAGTGAAGGAACTCCCGCACCTCCAACCGCTGCAGTTACGTTAACACATCTCAATGAATTAACCACCGCAGAGTTTGTTGTCTCTGACGGTCCATTAACAAAAAATGAAACGGTACCAATTTGGTTAATTACGTTTGTTCCTAAGTTTGTCGCTAATCCACCACCAATTCTATATTGAATAAATAAAGTTGAGTTTGGTGCTAACGTAGAACCTAATGAAAAATTATTTGAGTATTTTTGTAACTCTAATGTTGTACCTAAAGTTGTAAATTGATTTAATTGGTCTTGTGCAGTGTTTGTACCTCCACCAAATGTCATCTTTTTAAAACCTTCAGGAGTATACTCAGTAATGAATCTATTTTGTGTTTGAATATACCTACCAACTTTAATACCTGGTTGGTCTGAAACTTTTGTTGGGTCTTCAATGAAAACTCTATCTTCAGCTAAGGCATCTACTTCATACCATCTATTCTCCGCACCTAAAAATTCAGCTGTTGTAGGTGTATTTGTATATTGAGTTCCATTCTTTAACAAAACGCTTGTAATACCTAACACATTTTTTTCAGGTAAAAATAATTCAAAGAAAGGTTTTACATCATTTGCACCAATAACTCTTTTGAATACTTTAGTTATCCCGTTAACAACAACTTCTCTTTTAGTAATAGTATAATTAACTAATACATTATTAGCATTAAAATTTGGTATTTTTAATCTATTAGGAAAACCTTGTGCATTATATGGGGACGCAAAATCAATATCATAAACATTTTCAAAAACAACTCCAGCCCCAACAACTTGCGAACCTCTTAATAAAGTTCCAAGATATCTTTCATCTTCTTTATCACCATATGCTGGTACAGTAATAGAAAAATCAACTAATGAAACTGATGGTCTTTGACCTGGTAATTTTAAACCATAAGTTCTAGCTATATTATAAATTGAAGACCTTTGTTGAGCATATTGTAAAACAGTCTCTTGAATACTTCTATCAATATTATAATTTAAGTTATCTGCAACCGCAGCATTTAAATCTAAAAATACCGAAAACACCGAAGCGTCATTAAAATCTTGAATTAAATCAGGATAGTAAGTTTTAGCATAATTTAAGAGTTCAGTTCTAATTGACTGATAATCTCTAGTAGTGTATGATATTTTGTTATTTGCCATTTCTATTAAATATTAATAATCACAAAATCACTCTGAGCATATGTTGAACCATTTGTAGAATAATCTAATCTTATTTTTGCAGTATACTCTGAAGTACCTTTACCAGGGAATCTATAAATTGATGACTCACTAGTTCCAACAGTATTTTGTCCTGTTGCAATGTCAATTTCTTCTTGAGGGTCAGCTGGCGTTATACTTAAACTATTAACTAATAAGTTTGGCATAAAATTCTCAATAGCGTCTCTTATGTCAGATTCAATCGCATTAAATGTTAAACCATCAAAGGGTTCAAAAAGAAATTCATATAATCTTGTACCAAAACCAGGTAAGAAATATCGTGACCCCTTTCTTGTTAACAACAAGTGAACTAAATCAGCTTTAATTTCTTGAGCTTCAAGTTCTGTTAACTCTAAATAATCACCCCTTCTAGAATCTCTAAAAGGAAAATTAATACCGTAAGTAATTCCATCTGCCATACCTATAAATATAATGTCCTAGTTTTTTCTAATAAATAGATTAAAAAACAAAATCCCAACATAGTTGGGATTTTTATTATTATTTATGATGAACATCCAAAACAATCAAATGGACTATCTTCAGGTTTTGTTGTTAACTCAGTAACTTCAAATTTTGGAACTTCAAGTTTAACTTTAGGTTTTTGTATTTTTGACACATCTACCGCCAAATGTTTTGCTCCTGTTGAAATTGCTTTAGTTCTAACATAATAACATAAAGTTTTCAAACCTTTCTCCCATGAATGAAAGTGAGATGAAGTAATCTTAGACAATGTTGGATTAGCCATATAGATATTCATTGATTGAGATTGGTCGATAAATGGAGCTCTATCTGCCGCCATATCAATTAATTCTCTTTGAGATATCTCCCAAATTGTTTTATACTTACTTATCAAATGTTCAGTTCGTTTAACTTTCTTTATATAGTTTTTATCTTCAGTGTCAAGATGGTTATTAAAGTTTATATTCTGAATAGAACCTTCGTTCATAATAATTTCATTCTTTAACTCTTCACTCCAAATACCGATTTTTTCAAAGTCATTAATTAGATACTTGTTTACAATCATAATCTCACCACCAACAACTCGTCTGTTAAATAACGCAGAGTGAGCTGGTTCTGTCATTTCAAATGAACCTGTAATCTTTGCTGAAGATGCAACTGGCATCTGAGCTGT